TATGTAGCGATCGGAATCTACTGTGATCGTTCCACTCGTACCTGTGGGATTCGTGTTCTGGCAGGTACAGCAGCCACAAGTCCAACCATTCCCACCTTTACCAACAACAATGTGACGACTTATCTGACTTTAGCAGTTGTAAGACTGCGTGCTGGAACGACAGCTATTCTGGATTCTGACCTGACAGACTGCCGTGCAGATGAGAGCAAATGCGGTTACTGCAAGTGTATTCTTGGCAAGTGCAGAGTGACGGAGATGCTTGCCGAAATGGCAAAGACGAATGCCACACTGGACGAACTGCAAAAGCGGCTGGATGCAATGAACAGTCAGATTTCCGAACTGCAAACCAAGGTGGATGACTTGACCGCAGGCGAAATCCTATCGACCGGACAGTGCGGGGAAAACATCTACTATGTTCTCTACGACAATGGGAAATTGCTGCTGCGTGGCACAGGTGCAACCTACGATTATACCTCTCATGATTCTGTGTTTGATCAAAACGACCAGATCAAGGAGATCGTGCTCAGCAATGGCATTACTGGTCTGGGTGACCGTTTGTTTTATCATTGTGCCAATGCGAAAACGGTATCTCTGCCGGCTACACTGACCAGCATTGGTGATTCCGCTTTTGCACAGGAAGATGCTGTAATCAATGATACCGCTGGTCTGACTTCTGTTACCATTCCGCAGGCAGTTACTGCGATCCAGTCATATGCCTTTTATCACACTGCCATTGCAGAAGTCACTGTGCCTGCCAGCGTGAAAACGTGGGGAAAGTATGTTTTCAGCGGCTGTGCAAAGCTGAAGACTGCTCGTGTTTCGTGTAATTCCATTGGTGCTTTTGCGTTTACAAGATGTACAGCATTGTCCAGCCTTACCATTTCTGCGAATTGCAGAACCTTTGGGGAAAATATGCTGACATACTGTGAAAGTCTAACGGTCATCACATATGAAGGAACGATCGCTCAGTGGAACGCCATCACCAAACCGGTCAACTGGATGTCCTCCGGAGGACATTCCTACAACGATTATCTGAAAAAGATCCAGTGTGTAGATGGCTATCTGGAATATGATACGGAAACCCATACATGGAACGAGGTGAAAAACGAATGATGAAATTTTTAGTGAAACAGCAAAAAATCGAAGCACTGGAGCGAGAGGTCATTGCCTCTGACCAGATCGCATTTGTTTCGGTGAAGTTCGTGTTCGATGGGGCTTGGAAAACGCTGCACAAAGTGGTGCAGTTCACCCAGTGCGAAGAAACATACAATTTGGTGCTTGGCATAGAAGGAACAACCTGCTTGCTGCCGTCCGAACTGCATCCCGGTGCAGTAAAGATGAGTTTATTTGGTTACGATGCAGAAAGCGATACTACACTGCGTGCAACAACAGTACCCGTCACACTTCACATCCGACCGTCCGGTTTTGTCGCAGATGGGGATACGCCAATTCCGCCGACTCTGGATTTATATACGCAGCTTTTGAAAAAACTGGATGAAAAGGCTGCTGGACTTCAAAATGGAAAAGATGGATTTTCTCCAAAAGTGAAGGCGGAGCAAATGAAGTCTGGTGTTGTAATTACCATTGTCGATGCCGATGGTGAAACTTCTGCAACGCTTCATAATGGTGCAAACGGAGAAAAAGGTACAGACGGTAAATCTGCATATCAAATTGCGGTAGAACAAGGTTATCAAGGCCCTGAATCAGACTGGCTCTCTTCCTTGAAAGGCGATAAAGGCAATACAGGAGCCAAAGGAAATCCCGGTCAAGATGGTGCAGATGGAAAATCAGCATATGCAATTGCAGTGGAGCATGGCTACGAAGACTCTGAGGAAAAATGGCTTTTATCCTTGAAAGGTGAAAAAGGTGATACTGGTGAGCGTGGTGAAAAGGGCGATGCTGGCGTAGACGGTAAAGACGGCTTTTCCCCGATTGCGAATGTTGTGAAGGATGGCAGTATTACCACAATCACCATTACAGATAAAAATGGTACAACTACAGTGACATTAACAGAGGGTGCAGCCGTAGACCTTACACCCTATGCTAAGGTTACTTATGTGGATGAAAAAGTGCAGGAATTGTCCGACAGTCTGACGTACACCCTGCAGGAGCATACACTTTCCATCACACACCTGGAAGATAAATCGCATACCCACGAAAATCAATCCGCATTGGATCAGATCACTGCCGCTAAAATCGCACAATGGGATGGTTTCGGCACACAAATCAATGGGCTTAGCACAAAGGTTACAGTCTATTCAGAAAAGACAGAACGTACTTTGGAGAGCCTGCAAAAGCAAATCGATAATCTGACAAGCGGCAGAAATTACACCGTCCTGTTTCAGTCCGGGCAGAATGCCATTTCGACCTATGCATCAAATCTCAGTATGATTCTGGACGGCAGGTATCAGACAATGGCGGATTTCCTGACTGCTTATCCGCAGTTTTGCAGTGTAGAAAATGATTTCATGTTGTCCTACTCGCAAACGTGTTTTAACTGGGATAAGTCGGTCTTGACCGTTTGTGCAAAGCCTCTGTCTCTGACGAAAAATGCGGAAATCGTGATGTCCTATCAGTCGGGTTCCAGCGAAGCCGGAAGCCTGTATCTGGTGCAGAAACCGCAGAAGATCGACATTCCTATTGGTGTGTATGTGAACACAGAGATCGATGCAAATCGTGCGGTTTCTCTGGATTTCCAATGGCTGCAGTCGGAAACCTTTATCACCACCATCACAGAATGCACCGGCATTTCTGACGGCGAATATTACCTTGCATGGGCAGGCAGAAGCAACAATTCCCACCCAAAAATCCGATTCCTGAAAGTACTGGAGGGTTGAAAATGAAAGATACCATTTGTGTAGCTGTCGGCTTGGCCGGCGGCTTTTTTACTGCCCTGTTCGGCGGTTGGGATTCCGCAATTATCACGCTGCTTGTGTTTATGGCAGTGGATTTTTTGACTGGAATTGCAACCGCTGCCGTTGGCAAATCCAAACACTCCGAGAGCGGAAAGCTCTCTTCCACGGCAGGTTGGTTCGGACTAGCAAAGAAATTCTGCACACTGCTGCTGATTACTGTTTCTGTCCGGATGGACATTTTGCTTGGCACGACTTACATTCGAGATGCTGTCTGCATCAGTTTTTGTTTGAACGAACTATTATCTATCGTTGAAAATACAAGTTTAATGGGTATCCCCTACCCGCCTGCAATCAAAAAGGCAATTGATGTTTTGCAGACGAAAGTCGGCAGAACCGAAGAAAAATCAACTGAAAACTCAAACAAGGAGGACTAACTTATGGCAATTTTAAGACCTGATTCTACATCCACACTCGGTGGTGTGACCGTCAAGGAATATCTGCTTACCAAACATAACCCGAATCGAATTGATATGCCGAGTGTCTCTATGACCGGAAAAATTATCGGTGTGACCGTGCATAACTCGGATTGGATTTCCGTAGCATCCGGCACAACGCCGGCGGAGCAATACACTCGTGCAACCGTCAACGGCAACATGAATGATGTTCGGGTGCATTATTATGTCGACAACACCTGTGCATGGCAAAATTTGCCGCTGACACTCTCCGGCTGGCACGCTGCGGACGGTTCCGGGAACGGAAATCGCAGAACCATTGCAATCGAATGTATCATGAGTTCCGCTTACAACGCAACCGATAAGAAATCGGAAGATAACTGTGCGAGATTGGCTGCGGCTTTGCTCAAACAATACGGCCTGGGTATATCGCATTTATACACCCATACCCACTGGTTAAATGTGCGTGACGGCAAATCCGGCACAGTTGACCAGCTGAACACCATGTACAATCGGTACAAAATGTGTCCGCTGTATATTCTTCCGCACTGGTCTGCTTTCAAGTCAAAGGTGCAGTCTTACATGAAGTCAGGTACTTCTATATCGACAAATCCAACAACAAAGCAACTTTACAGAGTTCGCAAAAGTTGAAGCGATGCAAAGTCCCAGATCGGTGCATTTGCTTCTTTAGACAATGCAAAAAAGGTTTGTAAATCGGGATATTCTGTGTTTGACGGCAACGGCAATGTTGTCTATCCAACCAAAAAGTCCGTTGACGAAATTGCCGGTGAAGTCATTCAGGGTAAATGGGGAAACGGCACTGACCGTAAAAACAAGCTTACAAATGCCGGATATGATTACAATGCCGTGCAGAAGCGTGTGAATGAACTGATGAAATAATATGTCCCTGAGTAGTTTTTCGGAACTGCTCAGGAATTTTTTCTTTTAGGGGCTAATTTTCTGGAGCTTTTAGCGGACTGTATGGTAGGAGGTGCTGCTTGTGACAACAGAAGAAAAAAGAACCGTTGAACTTTTGCGGCAAAACGGAAAAAGCAATGCAGAAATTGCAGAGCATTTGCATATATCGCCCAACACTATTAAGTCCTATCTGAAACGCAAGAAAAGAAGTGATAACTCTTGCCTGATGTGTGGCATTACCATTACACAGACACCGCATAGAAAGAAGAAAAAATTCTGCTCCGACCACTGTCGACAGAAATATTGGAGAAAGAATGCAGGAAGAACCTCCGCAATGAAAGAAGTCGTCTGTGCAGGATGTGGAAAGAAATTCTATGCCTATGAAAGCAAACAGCGTAAATATTGCTCACTTCCCTGCTATCACGGAGGTATTGCGGATGAATAGTGAAAAATTACAAAAAATCAGCACCTATAAGGTCACACTTGCTGTTCTGAAAAAGTGGCGGAAAGACGGCATTATTTCGGAACATGAATTTCGTAAATGCGAGTTAAAAATTGCCGAAAAATTCGATATATCTTTGTGCAGTATATATCGTGAAACTGCTTGACTTTAGGTCGCTTCTGATTTAATATGTAACACTGAGGAGGGATACTATATGGCACGCACCATAAAAAAGGTCGAATTTCTGCCTAAAATGCCAAAACTGCTGAACGTTGCCGCTTATGCCAGAGTGTCCAGCGGCAAGGATGCCATGCTGCATTCTCTTTCCGCACAGGTAAGCTATTACAGTGAAAAAATTCAGAAACACACCGGATGGAAATATTGCGGTGTGTATGCAGATGAGGCAGCAACAGGTACGAAAGACAACAGAGAACAGTTTCAGAAACTTCTTGAAAAATGCCGTGCTGGCAGCGTGGACTTGATTCTTACGAAATCCATCAGCAGATTTGCACGAAATACCGTCACATTACTTGAAACTATACGTGAATTGAAAGATTTAGGTGTGGATGTTTATTTTGAAGAGCAGAATATTCACAGTCTTTCAGCAGACGGCGAACTGATGCTGACGATTCTTGCAAGCTATGCACAGGAAGAAAGCCGTTCAGCAAGCGAAAATCGCAAGTGGCAAATCCGAAAAGACTTTAAAGAAGGCAAAATCGGGAGCATTACAATTTTCGGGTATCGGAGAAATGCTGACGGTATTCTGGAAATTGAACCCACGGAAGCAGAAATCGTTAAGATGATTTTTTCGGACTATCTTTCCGGAATGGGCGGTCTGAAAATTGCAAAGAAACTGAACGAAATGGGTATCAGAACAGCACAAAGGAATCTCTGGACATCTCCAAGAATTAAGGAATTGCTGTCCAATGAAAAATATGTCGGCGATATGCTTTTACAGAAATATTTCCGCAATAATCATATAGAAAAGAGAAAAATGCAAAACAACGGTGAACTTCCCAAATATCTGGTAGAGGACGCACATGAAGCGATTATTGACCGTGATACATTCCAAAAAGTGCAGGAGTTGATTGCACAAAGACAGTCAAAATTTTCTCATACAGGTTCAAAAAACCGCTATCCATTATCGGGAATGATACAGTGCGGATGCTGCGGAAAAAATTATCAGCGAAAAGTATTCAAGCAAGGTTCTGCATGGATTTGTGCCACATTTGCAAGGCGTGGAAAAAAATACTGTCCTGCTGCAAAGCAGATACCTGAAAACATTCTGCAATCCGTTCTTTGCGAGGTTTTAGAGTTGGAGAAGTATGACGACGACGCAGTTCTGAAATATATTCGGCAAATTATTGTTCCCGAACCAAACGAACTGATTTTTATCTTTTATAATGGTAAACAGGTTCAGAAACATTGGGAAAATCCGTCACGTTCTAAAAGCTGGACGGAAGAAATGAAACAAAAAGCAAAGGAAAGGAGTTTACAATGGCACGAAAAATCACAATGATTCCGCAGACCATTAATCCGCAGACACGAACGGCAATGGATACGAGAACAAAACGAAAAGTAGCAGGTTACGCCCGTGTTTCAACGGATTATGAGGAACAGATTACTTCCTACGAGGCACAGGTTGATTATTACACAAATTACATTCAAAGTCGTGATGACTGGGAGTTTGTCAAGGTCTATACAGACGCAGGCATAAGTGCGACAAACACACGGCATCGTGAGGGTTTCAATCAAATGGTGGAAGATGCACTTGCCGGAAAAATCGACCTTATCATAACAAAGAGTGTGAGCCGTTTTGCACGAAATACCGTGGATTCTCTTACTACTGTACGTAAACTGAAAGAAAAAGGAATTGAGGTTTACTTTGAAAAAGAAGGTATTTATACGCTGGACTCTAAAGGGAAATTGCTCATTACGATAATGTCAAGCCTTGCACAGGAAGAATCACGCTCCATTTCCGAAAACGTTACATGGGGTCAGAGAAAACGCTTTGCAGACGGTAAAGTCAGTCTGCCATACAGCCATTTTCTTGGCTACAAAAAGGGAGAGGACGGCTTGCCGGAAATTGTACCGGAAGAAGCTGAAATTGTCCGCTTTATCTACAGAAGCTACATGAACGGTCAGACATCTTACGCCATTGCAAAAATTTTGACAGAACGCCATATTCCAACTCCGGCAGGCAAGGAAAACTGGCGGCAGTCCACCATTGAAAGCATTCTGACAAATGAAAAATACAAGGGCAGTGCGCTTCTGCAAAAGAAATTCACAACGGATTTTTTAACCAAAAAGACCAAAATCAATGAAGGAGAAGTTCCGCAGTATTACATAGAGGAATCTCACGAACCAATAATTTCTCCGGAAGATTTTGAAGAAGTGCAGGCTGAATTTACAAGACGCAAGAAACTTGGCAGAAAATACAGCGGCAGTACGATGTTTTCTGCAAAACTGGTCTGCGGCGACTGCGGACACTTTTTCGGTTCAAAGGTCTGGCACTCAACCAGTAAATACCGCCGTGTAATTTGGCAATGCAACAACAAATTCAAGGGAGAGCATTTCTGTTCCACGCCGCATCTTTATGAGGATGAAATTAAAATACGGTTTATCTCCGCCTTTGCTGCATTTTTTCAGAACAGAGAAATGGTGCTGGAAACTTGCAGGATGCTGTTGGAGGATTTGTCCGATACTTCTGCTCTGGATACTAAAATAGAAATGCTGACCATGGAATTGAACGACATTGGCATTCTGATTCGTGAGCATATTCAGAAAAATGCGGAATCCGTACAAAATCAGGATTCTTACAATCTTCGCTACGATGAGCTGACAGGACAATACGAGAGAAAGAAAGAATTGCTCCAAAAAATGCAGCAGAAACGTATTGAGCACCAGAGTAGAATTGAATCAATGGCATCATTTCTGAGAACTCTTGAGAAAACCAACGAACCCATCGACTATTTTGATGACGGTATCTGGCGAACGACCATTGAGAAAGTAACCGTATTCCATGATGGCAGAATGGTTTTCCAGTTTGTTGACGGAACGGAGATTGAAGCATAAAGCAAGAAACCCACTATGGCATTAAGCTGTAGTGGGTGCTTTTTTTGCCCACAAGAAAACGATTACTTTTCTCAAAACGCCCCAAAGTGCGAAATCAAAGCGTATTTTTCACCGAAAATCTTACATAAGAAAACGATAAAAGCCTGAAAACAACGAAGTTTTCAGGCTTTTTGACAATGAAAATGCACCCTTATTTTGTATCAAAATAAGGGTGCAGGTATGGTGGAGGCGACGAGAGTCGAACTCGTGTCCGAAAACCGATTCCTGCAACTTTCTACGAGCGTAGTTTATCTTTTCAAATTCCGGACAAAAGCCGCCGATAAACAGGCTGCAACTGTCCGTAGTTCAAATGCCATTCAACGGTGTGAACAGGCCGAAGAATCGTTCACCACTGCGTTATGCCGCAGCACAGGCCGTGGTACTCCTGTGGGCGACAGTAGCTGACTTAGGCAGCTACCTGTAAGCTTCTGTTGAAGCTTACAGAGATATTTCTTTTAGCGTTTAATTTAAAACGTGCCCCGTTTTAAAGAGACGATGCCAACTCTGCTCGCTTATTCCACTGCACAGTCCCCGTCGAAACCTTTACGCCCCCATTCTATAGAAACAGGTTTTCCCTGATTTCATCGGTATTGTGATTTCATTGTGCGGTCAATCTGTCGCTTTGCTGCCTGCTCTGCTGCGGACTGCCGCTTATCATACAACTTTTTCCCTTTGCAGAGTCCAATCTGTACTTTTACATTCGACCCGCTCCAATGCAAATTCAATGGAATCAAGGTCAGACCGTCTTGTTTGATTTTTCCGAACAGCCGCAAAATTTCTCGCTTATGCATGAGCAATTGCCGCTCCCGTCTGGGATCGGTACGGGCTAATCCGTCTTTTTCATAGGGAGAAATATGCATCCCTTTCAGCACCAGTGTTCCATCTTTAATATCACACCAGCTGTCTTTCAAGTTAACATTGCCCTGCCGAATGGATTTTACTTCATTTCCCTGCAATGCAATGCCCGCTTCAAAATCTTCCAATACAAAATAAGAGTGCCGAACAGCACGGTTATCTGCAATTTGTTTGGAACGTGTTTGTTTTTGTGCCAT